GTTCGTGAACTCAACCGGCGTGTCGCGCAACGCGCAGACCTCGAAGTTGTGGCTATGCCCGTTCCTCCAACAGCCGACGAGTTGTCGCTTACTGGTGTCGTGGCTCCGCGTGAGCAGGCCAAGCATTCTGTTACCCCTCTGCCAACTGTTTTGCCGGGTTCGCCCTTTGACCCAGATGTCAAGGGTTTCGTCACCCTTGCTTGTCTCCGAAAACATGTCTCCAAAACAAGCAGGATTACTGTGGACAAGCGGGCATGGGAAATTTTCTCTGGTACACAAGTGCAGCCTTTGATGGACTTGACCGATTATTGCCCAAGCGCGTTGGTCATGCCAGCTTACTGGAAGGACGTTTCAAAGTACCATCGATCACCAGTCATCGTGCCTGACGATTTCATACCAGTGGCTCTCGAATTTATTCGAGCTTTGTCTCCTTGGATGACGGAACAGCAGGATCTCATTGGCGTTGCCGATGTTTACTATGAAGTAGACAAAACCAAGAGCGCTGGGCCCCGCTTGAGCCAGAAAAAGGGAATCTACATGAACGAGGATTTCTCTCCATCCTTTCCGCAACTTGTCTCGTCCTGCGAGGCACTTTATGATGTCGCATCGGAAGATTTTGTAGCCCCCATCTGGCAAGTTGCCATCAAAGATGAATTGCGTGATGTCGACCGCGTCGTTGCTCTGAAAACCCGAACGTTTATGTCGGCACCCATCGAGACAATTTTGGGTAACATGCGTTATGTTACCAATTTCAACAATCGCTTCATTGAACACTGTTTAGAATTTCCAAGCACCTTGGGAATTGACAAGTTTCATCAGGGTTGGGAGCGTTTGTGTGATTATTTGGGTCGAGATGAACGGGTTTACTTCAGTGGTGATGGTAGCCGCTTTGATTCGTCGGTGGGGATTGCTCATTTGTCAATTAACATGCAACTCCGTTGCATGTCTGTAGCCACTAAATACCGACGACACATCCGGAATTTGTACTCCGAGACGGCTTTTACACCGCTGGTGATGGGCGACGGCTTCGTTCGCGTCAAGAACTCAGGCAATCCCTCAGGTAGTTTGAACACCTCCATTGACAATGGCATATCATTGCAGGCCAGCGTGTACTATGCCCTCAAGGAAATTTTTGGTCGTGCGGAAGCTTTAAACTACTTGAACACTGGGGCTATTCGCTTTGTTACGAATGGCGACGATCTTTTCTTTTCGGTAGCCAAAGTCGTTTATTTTGACGGTCTTGTCCCGCAAATAGTCTCCGCCTTGCATGCAACTGGGATGGTCTATTCGTTCGATGAACCCACTGAGCGATTGTCGGACCACACCTACTTGAGCCATGGTTTTGAGACTTTTGAGTATGATGGTCAAGCTTTGACGATTCCAACGCTCTCTCCAGCACGTATTGTAGCAACTTGTCTCTTTGCGCACGAGACGGACGCTGTGTCCACTCATTCGAGATACTTGTCTGCGGCAATTCATGCTTTCCCGCACAGTCGTTTGATTCCTTACATCATCCGTCTGCAGAGCGCATTTTATAAGGAGGCTATGCTTGATCGTTCTTTTGTGACACATGAGTATCGGAAACGATTTCCCATTTTCTCCCCCGAGGATATCGCGCGTTTGTATGGTTTTGATAAATTGGGTTTCGCGAGTCAAACTTATTCCCATAAAATCAACCAACTTTCACGCCGGTATCTCGAACGCACATACCAAGCCATGTCTCTCGAACACGACGTCAACGAGACTGCCTCCGTTCTCGGGGAGGAAAATGCCCCTCCCATCACCGAGGCTGAGAGTTCCGGTGACATTGCCAATCGACCAGCTTTCTCCGCGCCTGCCAAAACCACTGGTTTTCGCTTTAGCAAGGGTATGGACCCTACTATAGCGAATCTTTTCACCAGCGCCATTGCGCTTCCGCCTCGTGAACGAATTGTTGTCGCGAAATCTACTCGGAAGGAAATCGAGCGCTCGATCGGTGCTCTCCGAGATCTACTTTCGATAGATAGCGAACCTGACATGCAC